AGGCAAGCTAGAATTATCTCTAAGAATATTAGGAAATGAAATAATAGGATTTAAAATGATGGTGGATGATTTTAAAATAAAGTTCTTATTAGGTGGTATAGCTGCTATGACAATTATTGCATATGTTATGGTAGTATTTGGACCTCAATTAATGGAGACATTTAGTGGCTAGTTTATTTGATGCATTAGAATCAGAAGCATTCCGTAAAGGATTGACTGCAAGAAGTAAAGAAGCAAATGATTGGTTTGCAAAGAATGTAAAAAAGCTTGGTAAGTTAGGTCCAGGTAAAGTATTAAACGATGATAGATTAAAAAAACAAGCTGGAGCTTCACCTGGTGATATGGTTATGTACACATATAAACCAAAGTATTGGAAAACTTTGCCTTACTATGATACATTCCCATTAACAATTGTTGTTGGGCCTGCCAAAGGTGGTTTCTATGGTATTAACTTACATTACTTACCACCTAAAGTTCGTGCAATCTTCTTAGATAAATTAAATGATGTTGCCTCTAATCAAAAGTTTGATAAAACAACAAGATTTAAAATAACTTATAAGTTATTAATGGCAACACAAAATTATAAATATTTTAAACCGTGCTTTAAACATTATTTAACAGAGGGTGTAACCTCAAACATTATGAAAGTAAATGCAGCGGAATGGAATGTAGCAATATTTTTACAAACAGCCAGCTTTAAGAAAAAATCTACAGCGTTTGTTTGGTCAAGATCAAGGAGACAATACTAATGCCGAGTACAATAGATGATATGAAAGCCTTATTACAAAGTCGTGGTGGTATAGCACGTGGTAATCGGTATGGTGTTCATTTTAATCATCCAAATATAAATAAACAAGGTGGAAATACAACTTGGCTTCAAGATGGCCGTGATACATGGATTTTATGCACAGCAGTGTCACTTCCAGGTAAACGTATATCTACAACTGAAGCTACACATAATCATCACCTTGCAAAGAAGCCTTATTCAATGGCTACTGACGAAGTCACAATGAGCTTTTTATTAACTGGTGATTATTATATGAAGAAGTATTTTGATACATGGATGGAAATGATTGTTGATAGTACGGGCAATCATTATAAAACACTGTATAAAGAAGATTATATTTCAGATGTAACAATAGAAACTTTATCAGTAGATCAAGATAAAGAATCACCATATACATGTAAACTAATTAATGCATATCCAATTCAAATGAGCCAAGTTGAATTAGGAGAGGGGGCTGATGGAATATTAGAATTAACAGTTACATGGGAATATGATAATTGGAAGACAGCTGAAGCTCATGAAGCTGAAGCAAAAAATAGAAATGTACCAAATTTAAAAGGATTTGAAAAACCAAGTTTTATAGAAAGATGGTATCCAAATCCGCATAGATAATTTAATATAATATGGAGTGAATAATATGCTACCAAGAATGGTAACACCAAAGTATGATATGATTGTGCCCTCAACAGGCAAAAGTATTACGTATAGACCATATGTGGTCAAAGAAGAGAAGATGTTGTTAATAGCAATGGAATCTCAAGATGAAAAACAGATTGAGAATGCTGTTATGAATATTATTGAGGAGTGTATAGAATCACCAATTGATATTAATACATTAACAAATTTCGATGTTGAATTTATGTTTGTGACTTTACGTGCAAAGTCAGTAGGTGAAGGTATTGAATTATCACCTAAATGCACAAGTTGTGATGAAGTAAATGAAGTAAAGATTGATTTAGACAAAGTTACAGTTAAGAATCTTGAAGATCAAACTGATACAATGATTAAATTGACAAATGATATAAGTGTTGAATTAAAATGGCCTACGATGAAAGATAGACACATTGATTTAGTAGATGAAAAGAGTGAAACTGAAACAATGATTAATATGATAGCGTCTACTATAGGTACAATTTATAGTGGTGAAGAAATATTTATTGCTTCTGATGTACCAAGAAAAGAAGTAAAAGAATTTGTTGAGAGTTTAAGTAATGAACAATTTAATCAAATAGTAGATGTAATGGCGAAAGCACCTACATTAAGTTATGAAATTAATTTTGATTGTAAGAAGTGTGGTGAAAGTAATAGTATAGAGATAAACGGGTTAGCTGATTTTTTTCAATAACCCTTTCTCATAGTAGCGTTATAAGTTATTATAAACTGAATTTTGCTTTAATGCACCAGCATAATTTTGGATTAGACGAGCTAGATAATATGATACCATGGGAAAGGGAGATTTATTTAACCCTTTTACAGGAACATGTTAAAGAACAAAATGAAAGGATAAAAAAACAAAATGGCTAAGAAAGAACAAAATGTAATGTTACTCCAGGAGGTCGTCGGTCAGTTACGAAAGCTGAATGCTACTAGTGTACGTGACAGATTAAGGGAAGCAGAAGAAGCTAAACGTGCTGAGAAAATTGCGTTAATGGGTGAAGAGCAAGAAGAGACACAGTCATCAATTGTAGATTCTACCGAAGACTTTCGTCGTAGGTTTATTGCGGGTCAAGCAAAAACATTTACTGATACAAACATAACAAAGACTGCTGAAGGCAGAAAGAATACCGAAAGAAATGATATACTTAAAGATATTAATCGAAATATTCTTGAAGGTTTTTATTATCAATCACCAGCAACACCCGAAGGAGCAGTAGGAGTTGTTGATACATTTACAGGTTTAATAAAAGTTAATACTGACTCTTTAGTACAAAATCTTTCAACTCTAAAAAATATTAATTTTCAAATGCTAGACTTTATGAAAACGTCTAGAAAAGAAGATAATTTAAGATATAATACTCAACAGCGATCACAAGAAGAAGCAAGGAAAGAAGCAATAAATTTAAATAAATTATCTTTCGCTGGTGCTGGTGCAGTAGCTGGTGGTGCTCTTGCGTTACCTTCTCCTGATGATGAAGATAATGGAGATAACAGTACTACGAGTGCAGTTAAAGGCAGTTTAATTACAGTAGCAGCCTTAAAGGCTTGGAAGTGGACAAAAGGTATAGCGGCTGCGTTTACTGCATGGGGTAAAAAGTTATTTAGCAAATTTAAGTTAACTCCTAAACAAGTTAAAATGCTTGCTAATCCAAGAAAATGGCCATTAGTTTTAGCAGGAGTAATTGCAGCAGGATTTCTTGGAGCTAGTATTTTTGGCGGAGATGGAGAAGATTCATCTAGCGATGATGTTTTACCTGGAGATTTAGAAGATTTACCAGAACAAAGTGCTCTTGCTAGTAATATGGATACTCTGTTTACTGTTGCATTAACTGGTGGTATATTATCAAAATCTAAACTTGTTCAAAATGTTGCTAAGAGTGTTGGAAATAAAGTTAGTAAAGCTTATAAGGCTGCACCTAAAACAAGTTTACGTGGCAGATTATATAAGAATCCAGCATTTCAAAAGGGTTTAAAATTAGGTGGAAGAGGTCTATTAAGATTTATGGGTCCTTGGGGATTTGGAGCGTGGGTTGCATGGGAATTAGGCAGCTTTGTCTTAAAGAAATTTAATAATCAAGAGAAAGAAGCTGAAGGCGCATTAAGAGAAATAGAAGATGTTCAAATGCAAAGTATTGATAGTGTATTAGGTGATCCTGATTTAGAAGCAATGTTTAAAGATCCGACTGGACCAATGAAATTTGGAAGTGCTGCAAAGAAAAATACAATGAAGCAACGCATAAGAATGTTAATGGAAGGTAAGAGTATTGAACAAAAGAATAAGTTAAAGAAAGAATTAATGACTTTAGGTTGGACCGCATCAGAACTTTCACCGTTAATGGGTAGTACAAGTACATATAGTCCATTAAATAAAGATAGAGATGGATTAATGGATAAGTTAGAACTTCAAGAAAAAGATAGAACAACAGAATTTGGTATGTCTCCAGGACATCCAGGCAGCTTATTTAATTCCGGAAATACTATTGTGGGCGACACAATTAATACATCTCACGTTTATGTTACTGGTTATGTACCATCAGCATTCGAAGCTAAAAGACATCATTTAGCAAAAGGGCCTAGATAATAAAAAAAGGGGACTTTCGTCCCCTTCTCAATAACTGATTAACTCTTAAGCTTCAGCTGCTAGTTTAGCAAAATAACTCATAGTGTCATCATTGTCCGAATCCGCTCTTGCGATTGGATCTGC